TTAATCCAAGGCCGTATATAATAAAATGTTTTGGGAAATATTTGAATTTTTTTTGTTAAAGGTGTGATTGAATTATTATTCACAATTCTTGGTGTACTTCTAAGTCCATGAATTCCATTTTGTTTATAATGAGAGATCAAATCTAAAAAAGTTTCTGGTATGAAAGTAACTTCTTTTTCTTCTTCATCATCATAATAAGTGAATTCTAATCCATTATACAATATATAAATATTTTTTGCTTTTGGCATTAGATATTCAATTGTATATGAAAATGCTTTTTGATAATCACTTAATTTACTGAAATCATTTTGAAAATTTACAATAAATAAATTGTCAATTGTTTTTGGATGCATAATGTTATTTATTTTATAATTTTAGCCTAACCAACATTGTTTGTTTAAAATTGAATCTAAACTTACAACATTTACTAATCCATATCCACGTTGTTTAGTAGGAAGAACTAATGGATTATCTTGATTGTCCCAATGTATATAAACTGTACTATCCCTTGGAATAGCCTTTTCTAGATTTCTAGCTTGCTTGTATATAAGACGATTTTTGCTCATGAAAAAATTTCCTTATATTCTTTAATTTTTGAATGAAGAGGTTTCATCCAATTTCCTACCTTCTCATGAAAGACCTGGAAATCTTGCCCCTTGTTTACCGAAATTAAAATTGCGATATCTTTGATTGGGTAACCGGTTAATTCAAAAAATGCCATGCTATAAAAAGTTGCTTGCATGAAATAGTCTTCAATCCATTCTTTCTTTTTCCATTTGCGAGATGTTTTAAAATCAATGATGGCTGGCGCACCATCGTAAAGTCCAATTAAATCTACACGTCCTGCGACACCTAATTGATTGGAATACAATGGCACTTCTTGATACCATGTTTCTTCTAGATAAGAATCTAAATGATTCTTTATACAATCAAATTGATTTTGTTCTTCTTGTGTTTTAACGTATTCTTTGTGATCTTTCCCATCCAAGTATAGCTCAAGACCGGAATGCATTCTAGTGCCGTTTGAACTTGACTCTGCGGTAATTCTATTTGCTTCTTTTTCTCCGACTCGCTTTCTCCATTGTGCAATTGATTTTTGTTTGAAGTGTCCAAGTAAGGTAGTAATTGAGATGAACTTGTTACCTTCAGGTGTGACATAATATCTTTTCCCATCAATTGTTTTTGTATTCAAATCAGAAAAATTAAAATCTGGTTTTACTTCAATCATAACACTTTTTTGATAAATAATTTAAAGCATAAATATTCTAAGAAATCATTCTCTAATAACTATTTACAAGAGTTGATATAATGTCAGAAACTTTAATGGATCGTGACTTAAATCTTAGTAATTTTCGTATAAAAAATGTTGGCACTGCAATTGAACCAACTGATGCAATTTCAAAAAGAGATTTAGATTTAGCAAGACCAAAGATATTTAATTATATTGAATCATTTATATCTGGAGCCAATGACCCAGACCCTGATGCTGATACTATTTTCAGACTTGCTCATCCTACAGATATTTATAGTGCATTAATTATTGTAGAAGGAGTTATCATGTCTCCATCAGCACCAAGTGTTATCGATAGTTCACTTGTTGTTCGTGATTATCAAATTATTACATATGCTGCATACTCAGAAATACAGTTTACCAATCCAATTCAAAATGGTAAAAATATAACTGTATTCTACAATACAGCAATCAATTAAAAAAGTCAAGCTAAAAATTTAAAATATGGCGTTACCTCACATTGAATTGTTAGACACATTTTCAGTATGGAGAGATTATTTTAATCAAACGATAGACGAATTCAATTCTGCTACTGCACTTCCAACTGCAAATACTCTTGTACGTAGAGATGCAAATGGCGGAATCAGTGTAACTACATTGAGTTTTGTAGGTACTGGACCTGAAACTTTTGAAAACAAAACAATTGCTGCAGCAAATAATACACTGATTATAAATTTGAATGATTTGCAAGATGTTGAAATTCTTAGCACACCATCGAACAATCAAATATTAAAATACAGTACAACATCTAATAATTGGATTGTTGCAAATCAAGATCCTCTCTATACAGATAGTGATGTTGATACTCATTTAAATACAAGTACCGCAACAACAAATCAATTACTTAGTTGGACAGGCACAGATTATGATTGGATAGATACACCAAGCACTTATTCTAATAGTGATGTTGATGCTCATTTGAATACAAGTACTGCTTCTGCTAGTCAATTACTTAGTTGGACAGGCTCAGATTATGATTGGATAGATCAATCAGATGTAAGTGGTATTCAATTAACTGATTTGAGTGTAACAACAAATCCCGCAGGTACGGCTAGTTTAAGTTATAGTAATATTACAGGTGTTTTTACATATACACCACCAGATTTAAGCGGTTACTTAACTTCTTTAAATTTAAGCGGTTCTAGCATTAATGAATTAAATGATGTTGACACTTCTAGTGTTGCTCCTACAGATGGCCAAGCTTTAATTTGGGATAATTCCAATAGTAAATGGGAACCTGGTGATGTAACTGCAGTTGAAACAGACACTTTTCAATCAGTAACTGCAAGAGGTAATACTACAAATCAAGCTATTACTATTAACAATACACTGACAGTTACAAGCATTGATAGTACTGGATTAGGATTTGCAACAATCGAAAGTGCAAGCGATATCTTGTTAAATGCCACTGGAGATATTAATGCTAGTAGCAGTAAAATTACAAATGTTTTAAATCCTACATCAGCACAAGATGCTGCTACGAAAAACTATGTAGATACTCAAATCTCTACAGTTTCTGCTTTACCTACATTTACAGTATCTGCTCCCGGTGGTCGCAGTTACAATCAATTTACAAGCGCAGGAACTGATGCTGACAATAATCCAACTTTATATTTGAAAAAAGGATTTACATATCAGTTTGTTATTAATAGTGGAGGACATCCGTTTCATATACAAACAGTAAGTGGTGCATATAGTTCTGGAAATTTATATACAGATAATGTTACAAATCCTGGTGTAGATAATGGAACAATAACTTGGACAATACAAATGGATGCGCCAGCTACTCTTTATTATGTCTGTCAGTATCATAGTGGTATGGCAGGAACAATCAATATTGGTTGACATATGAGTACTGAAGATCAAAATAGAGCAATTGTTACATTAAAAAAAGGTGTTGATACAGAACTGTTTGTAAATGAAATGTTGGACGCTGGATATGAATTATATGATGAAAAGCCAGGTAGCAAAAGAAATTTTGATTTTATAATGACAAAAGAACAATCAAATGAATTGAAGAATGATAATAGAGTGATAGATGTTAGATTTGGTAGTAAAAAAGAAAATGGTATTTTTTTAACAAGAGCAACATCCGATTCTAATAGAAGCATGGATAAAACATCTACTGTTTCTAGTTCTATGGGTAATTGGGGTATAGCAAGTTGTACAACAACAAGCGACCCATTTTTAATTTCTGGAGTTGTTAATTCAAGCATTAACTATGAATTTCCATATACATTAACAGGTAAAAATGTAGACATGGTAATTCAAGATAGTGGAGTTGATCCAAATCATCCTGAATTTATTGCACAGGATGGTGTAACTAACAGATATCAAACTGTTGATTGGCCTACAATTAGTGGATTAAGTGGAACATATACACAAACGGCTAATTATCATAGAGATATTCATGGACATGGAACACATGTAGCTGGTACTGCCACAGGTAGATTATATGGATGGGCTAAAAATGCAAACATATATAGTTTGAAGATTTTAGATGATCCAGGTAATACATTTGGAGTAAGTGCAAGTTTTAACATGCTAAGAAATTGGCATAATAATAAAACAAATGGAATACCAACCATAGTAAATATGAGTTGGGGATATTTTGCTACATATACAAATATTATTGGTGGAAATTATCGTGGTACAATTTGGGCAGGAACTACCATGCAGAGTGCATATGGTATGATTCAAGGACAAGCTGATGATAGCGGTAATTTTACTTTTCCACTTAGAGTTTCTAGTGTTGATGCTGATATACAAGATTGTTTAGATGATGGTATTATCATGGTTTCTTCTGCTGGAAATGGAAGTCATAAAATTGATGTAGAAGGTGGTTTAGATTATGACAATTATTTTACAAGTAGTTTATATGGTAATTTAAATTATCATAGAGGAAATACACCAACTAGTCAACCTGGAGTTATTTGTGTGGGTAACATAAGTTGGTCTTATAATGGAACACAAGAACAATTATTCAATAGTAGTGAAAAAGGACCAAGAGTAGATATTCAAGCACCGGGTGGATTAATATTAAGTTCTTTACCAACAAATTCAGTAATATCAAATTCAGTGACAACAGATACACATCCCAATGACAGTAATTATATCATTGGTAAAATTAGTGGAACAAGTATGGCAAGTCCGCAAGTTGCTGGAATCTTAGCAACCATATTGAAGCTAGACCTACATACACACAAACAGAATGTTTAAATTGGCTTAATGAAGTTGGTGAGTTAAATAGATTATATGATCCAACAACAGGTACACCAAGTACAGATTATAATAATTATCGTGCATTACAAGGTGCAAAGAATCTTTATTTAAAAACACCTTTTGTAAATACAAAACCATATTCAATATCATAAAATGAGTATAACTAACATAACGTTTTCAGATAATTTTTCTACGTGGAAAGATAGATTTAATGAAACAGTAAATAAATTAAATGCTGCAACATCATCACCTACTGCAAATACAATTGTACAAAGAGATGCCTCTGGTTCAATTGAAGTTGTTTCCGTCACTGAAACTTCTACGATAGATGTTAAAGAGAATATTAGACCATTAAGAAATGGTTTAGAAGTAAATAGAAAATTTAATCCAGTAGTTTATGATTTTAAAGAAAAATTTTCTAAAACAGGTGAAAAGAATGTTCCTGGTTTAATTGCAGAAGAAGTCATTGAATTTTATCCAGAGTTAGTTAAACAAGATGAAAACAATAAAATAATAGGTATTAATTATACAAAAATTATTTCTATTTTAATTTCTGCTGTACAAGAATTGGAAGAACAAAATAAAAGAATGGAAAAAAGAGTGAATGAATTGGAAAATAAAATGAAAACACAAACAGTAGATTCAGACCTTTCATTTCTAAGTTTATTTAAGAAGTAATAATGGCAAATCTTTTAAAGATTAAAAATTCAAATGTTCCATTAAGAGCACCGAGTACTCTTGAAGATGGTGAATTAGCAATTAACTATTATGATGGTAAACTATTTTTTAGAAATGCAAATAATGAAATTAAATATTTCAATTCAGATGTTCTAGAAAATGCTCTTGTTACTCAAACACAATTATTAAATTACAAGTATTCAATACTTGATGATTTAAAAGATTTTGCTATTTCTACATTTCAAGATGCTATACCTCCATACGTACACAATTACAAGCATTTATCTGAAGGAACTTATTATCCACAAGCTAATAATTTCATAAATAATGTTAATGTAAATTCTATAGAAAAAGTTGATGTTGGTGAGTACAAGTTTAATTTTATATCAAACTTTTCAAGCAACACATACTATGGAGAAATTGAAGTAAAGAAATTTGATAATTTCGGTGATTCACCAAATTTTGCTATTATCTCAGAACAAGCTAACAATTATGCTGTTGTTAAAACAGGTAGAACAAATATCTATGATGTAAACATTGTTGATAGATATGATGTTTCAGAATTTACAATTAAATTTTATGAATAAGGATTTATATGGAAATTACTCTAGAATGGTTAGAACAAAAATTTGAAGAAATTAAAAAGATGCAAGAAGAAATTGACAATAGAATTGAACAATTAAAACAACAAAAACTTATGAATTATGGTGCAATTGCTATGATCAACGAAATGAAAAAAGAAATTAATTCAAAAGAAACAAATACTTTTTAAAGAGACTTTCAGTGGCATCTCCTCAAACTAATTTATCTATATTAGATTTATATGCAGGTACTGATTTTGTAAAAGGAATTCAAGTTTCAGAAATAGAATCAGCACCGGATTCACTTGTTGGATATGCTCTTTTTGGTCAAATGAGAAAAAATTTTGAATCTAAAAAATTTTGGCAATTTGAAATATTAAAAAATGAATACGATTTTGTTTTATTCATGGACTCTCAAATCACTAAAACTATTCCTCCTGGTTATTATAATTATGATGTAGTACTTCTACATACTACTGGTGTTCGTTCTATGTTATTGCAAGGACAAGTAAATGTAATGCCAACTTTCACTTTCTAAAAAAATGTCTTTAGATAAAATAAAAAATACACTTATCTTTAGTTCTAATTTAGATTCTGAAACTAAACAATTAAATTTAGTGAATGAAATTATTAGTAATACAGATGTTTCTTCACTAGAAACAGCAAATACTGATTCCTTAAATTCTTATACAATTTTAGATCAAGAATATAACATAGATGCTGATTTTGTAGAAGATGATGTTCCTACAAACGCTAGAATTAATCCTTCCGAATTAAATAAAATAAAATATACAAGTGTATACACAACAGGTGTAACTGATGATGAAAAAACAAAAAATCTTAATTTAGTTTCAGAAATATACCAAGATGTAGTTGAAGGTGTAGTTCCCCGTGATCTTTCTCCTTATGGATTTAGTGGATTTGATATAACTACAGGCGATGATGATACCACTGGATTTGATAAATTAAATTTTTCAGCAAATTCTGGATTTACCGTAGAAAGAGATCCGAATACAAAGGCAACATTAAATATAAATCATAATGGATTTAGTAAAATATCTGCAGATAATGAATTACTTAATGCTGAATTAGCAGACACTTTATATCTTGTTGGTGATGGTATATCTTTTGAAACAAGTGTTGATGAATTTAATCGTAAATTTTTAACTATAAAAAATTCACATCAAACTATTTCTTCTATGGAAGATGTGGAAATTACAGATCCATTATCAACTGATGAAATTCTTATGCAGAAAAATGGTGTGTTTAAAAATATAGCCAGTCAAGAAGTAAGACCGGCTATAATTTATGGAGGAGAGTTTTAAAGGTTTGCTAAACCATCAAAAGCAAATCCATGAATTGCTAAAACAATTGCAATTGACAATGCCAATCCAATCATCATCTTAAAGAAATCTCTACCGACTAAAGGAAATACAGTTTTAAATTTATATTTTCCTTTATGAGTTGCAAAAGCCAATTCTCTACCGGCTAACAATCCAACAAAAACCCATGTGGTTGACATAGGAATATTATTGTATTCTTTAAAGTACCATAATATAATACTATAAATCAAATCAACAAGTGTGGCTGAACGAACATAATTTGTATTAGTTTTGCTCAACACAATCTCTTGTATTCTTCCACCTTTTTCATGAAACATGAATCCAAGACCAATTACAAAAATTAAACTAATTACCATTAACATTTCTAATGATAATTGCCTTGGTAAAAATACCGCAATGTTTGCCATATCATGACTTAACCAAGTGAACCATAACCAAGCAGTTGTACACCATTGTGCAATACGCCACCATTTATCATGACTTTTTGGAATATCTTTCTTTGTTTCCCAATACTTAGAAACAACAATCCATATAAGATAAGCACTTGCTGCAGCAACAATATATCCCATAGCGGATTTTAATAGAACTTTTTCCAGAACTACAGTGCTGGCAAATGCTGATAGTACAAGAAATGTTGTTGAAACTGGAATTCCATATCTTGTAAGAACTACAAGAATAAGTGGGGCAACGGCATGATACCATTCAATAGTTTGATATGGTATTTTATCTAATCTGCCATATGATATATCACCATCGTTAGTATACCATCCATACCACAAAGTAAGAACTAATACAAAACTAGATGCTATCCATAAAGTATACCATTTAAATTTTTCTGAATTGCTTGCTATCCAAGTACCCAGTGTTTGTACTGAATCATTTGCGATAACTGAATAACTTGCGAGTATAAAGCCTACGATTGTATAGAGTAATGTTACATCCATTGACTCCTTTCATAATTATACACGGGTTAATAAAGTAGTGCGAGGTATTTTGGTAACAAGGTATACCCCGCAAACCTCGTCAGCTATCAGGCGGCTAATGCCATCTGTGCTGAAGTATAGTCATTGTTGTTTGCGACTATGAAGTTTGATGCAGGTCATCACCCTCTTTACTCTCTCTGATATTTTCAGCACTAATCGAATCTATTACACCCCCAGCATAGACACTTCTAAGATCTCTAGCAAATCCTCTGAGAACACTCATAACAATATCTCGTTCATGAACTGTCATATCACCTGCTCTCAACAGAACTTCATTCTCATTAGTCCATTTCTCTATAACTTTTTGTATTCTCTCATGCATAACCAATCTCAAAATGTGTATGGTGGAGGTGGCCGGATTCGCACCGGCGTCTTAATACTTATCTTCTCAGGTCAACAAGTAAATTCCTTTAAGTCAGTGTTTGTGCTGCTTTAGCACCAAATAATCGTACAGCATAATAAGCTAATTTTATTCTCCATTCTGAAACTAATGGTTCTGAAGAATTCATTGCCATTAAAAATATATCATCAGCTAATTTTCTGACCGTACTTAATTTATATTCTTCTATTCCTTCATTATATTTTTGCGCACATTTATCATATAGATAATCATGAATTACTGATGCTCTTGCAATATCCCAAGGTGATAATAATGTCCAAAAAATTCTTGGGATAGAAGCTAAATTTGTTTCAAATCCAGCATGTACATTAATAATTCCGGTATCTGATATATCAATATCAAATTCTTTTAATAATTCAATTTCATATTTCTCAAAACAATCAACATCACCAGGTATGAATATAAGAGCAGAGGTTAGTTTCCAATTTAATGGAGGTAAAAATTCGGCTCTAAGTAATCCGTTATATGACCCCTTTTTCATATTCCTTCAGTTGCTCTTTTGTTGATTGTTTTCTTTTTAATGTGTTGATATTCCAACGGCCATCCGCACATTCCATATTACCCTTCCAACGATGAGTTGTACAAATTGTACAAATTACAGTTCGCTTAGATGCTTTTCTACCTTTTTTTCTTTTCATACTTTACCCTATTTAGGTTTAGCAATGGTGTTATTCTTCTTCATTATCTTCACAAGAACTGCAATCTAAATTTTTTAATACAGTCATCTCTTCTACCCTAAGATAATTATGATTGTT